CTAATAATCCTAATTTTCCTATTTTTTCATCTCTAATTAATATTCACTTTTTAAAAGATCAATTATGCTCATCTCTAGATACGATATTTAACCATAGTTATATAGTATACATTTGGAAATTCAATATCTTTTTCCTCATTTGAATCAAGGAAAGCATCTATGCTCGAGTTTGAATCCACACTTATTACACCTCTGCCTATTAAATAACTTAAGATTTCCTTAATATATCCAATAGTTGGAGCCAATTCTCTTTCTGCATCATTTAGAGGTAATATAACCTCCATATCCTCACTTAATGAAGTTCTTAATAACGCTCCTAAAAAAACCTTTTCTCTAAAATTAAGCTCTGAATAATTTACAGGTACTATATTTAAGTCATATACTTTTTTTATTTTTTCTCTTTTTTCTTGTAATATTCTCACTTTTCTTTCTTCATTCAATTTTCTAACTTTTTCTCTCTCGGCAATACAATAATTACACTTACAAATTATTTCATCTGTATGTCCACAAATTGCACAAAAAGGCTTCTTTTTATTCCAACTATAACTTGACTTAGAATCTCTTTCTTTATACATTGGTTCATTACATACTGGACATATAATATCTTCACATATTATAGGTGGAAAAAGAGTATATAATTTAGAACTAGTAGTATCTATATTATATTCTTTGATAATGTCGCTTACTTTTACTCCGTTATAATATTTATTCATTAGTGATTCAATTTGAAGCATTGTTAAATGCCTCAATTTCTCATGTATTTCTATTTCTCTCATCTTATCATCCTCTCAAAAATTTCCTAATGATATTATAACAAATTTTCTATTAATTGGACAATATACTTATCTCATTGTTTCTAATGGAGAATAGCTCATATATTTTTTTCTTAAATCCTCATCTTGTAAATCCAAATATGCCTTTTCGGTCACTGAGACACTGCTATGACCTAATATTTTTGATAAAACAAAAATAGAACCACCATTAAGTAAAAATCTTCTACTAAAGTTATTTCTTAATCCATGTGGAGTTATATTTTTATCTATTTTTGCTCTAGATAAATAACCTCTAAAATTTCTTTCAAAGTTTCCTTGTTCAATCTTTCTATTCGTTCTTTGTGTAGGGAATAATAAATCACTTTCTTGTATTACATCTTTAAACTTAATCCATCTTTGCAATAGCTTTTGCATTTCATAGCTAAAGAAAACTACTCTGTCTTTTCTTCCTTTTGTAATATCTCCATCAAGAAATATAGTATATCTAAACAAATCTATATTTTCAAGTTTTAGTTGTAAAGTTTCCCCTAATCTCATTCCAGTATCAAAAATTAAATTGATAATTATAAAATCTCTAAACTCATGAAACTTTGACAAATCTAATACTTTAATCAACTTTTTATATTCTTCATCTGTTAATTGTTCCTTTGGTCTTCTATTTACTTTCAAAAATTTTATTGAATGGATATTAGTCTTTTTAACTAAGTTATTTTCTTCTGCATAAGTAAAGAAAGCTTTAATATTTCTTAGATAACCATTTATAGTAACATCTGATATTTCTTTACCTACATCATGTCTTTTATCTATGTTTGCTTTTTCTATTCCAGCTTCGCTAGATGCAAAACTATACTTTCCTCTATCTTTTGTAAAAGCTAAATAATCCTCTACTACTTTTTTATTGACCTTTTTTATGTCCGTTATTTCTAGTTCTTCTTCAAGATATTTTGCAAAAAGCATCAAAGTTTGATGATAAGATTTTATAGTTTTTAATCTTAAATTTTTATAACTGCAATACTCTAAATATTCTACAATTATACTATTAATAGTTTTTGTTTTAATAATTCTTGGCATAAAAAATCACTCCTAATCATAAATTGCCAACCTATGAATTAGAAGTGATATATTTTGTATATTTATTGGTATGAAAATCCGATTTTTATACCCCCATTATTAGTATTGGTTGGTATGAGATTTTTCAATTTTGGCTATATTACTAGCTTTAACTTACTTTATTCTTTAATCTTAGCTTGTCTGCAATGATAGCAATAAACTCTGAGTTTGTTGGCTTACCTTTTTCATTATGAACAGTATAACCAAATAACTTATTAATTGCTTCTACTTGTCAACCAAGCCGTTTATCGTACTTTTAACAATATAAATTTAACTAGTAAACATAACAATATGTTTATTGGTTTATATCGTTTTTCTTTATTGGTATTATTATATACTAAATTTCATTTTCTTTCAATATAAATAACTTTAATTAAGCAACTTTATTTTCTATTCTTCTCATTACATTTTCTCTAGCTTTATATAATAACTCTTCTTCAACATTATCCAATTTTTCATTAGGACTATATTCTCCAAACAATATTTCTTCTGCAACTCTTCTATTAATTAAAGCTTCATTAATATCCTCAAAGTATCCTAAATGAATTGTTAAATTATTATATTTTATTTTTGCTCTCCATTTCTTATTAATCTTATGAAAGCTTACTCCTGGAATTCCTGAAGTATTGTCTACTCTTATGCTTTTGTTAAAACTATTTTCTTTATAACTACATATTCTTAAATTTGATTTTCTATTATCTAATGGATTTCTATTTATATGATCTACTACCAAATTACTATTATTTATATTCATTATATATCTATGTAACTTTATCATTTTTCCTTTTATTCTTGTTTGTATGTATTTACTATCTTTATTTTTTGCATAATGCCATGTTAATTTACTGCATTTTTCTAAATCATTCTTATCTATTTTAACTATTATTATTCCATAAACCTTACTCTCAATTATCATTTCAACATAATTATCATTTATTATATATTTATTTCCTTTCATACCTTACCTCCTAAAAATAAAATAAGGACTAGTAATCGTCAATTTTGACGAAAACTAATCCTTTTAAATTTTCCTATTTTATTATTTTTTATATGTTCATAATATATTTGAATTGCGCACTAAAAAATACCGCACATTCATTTTGAATAGTACGGTATTTCCATTAATTATGCATTCAGAATATTTTAAGATTATTCTTAAATTAAAGATAATCATATTACCCTATAATACAAAATAGTCTATCTAAGCAATTTTATTATACAAATATATTAATTCCTATTTATTTAGATTTTTTAACTCATCAACTTTAAAATCAAAAATATTACCACAATCTAAACATACTTTGGCTGATATTGACGACTTTTTTGAATTCATGAAAGCAGAAGAATCAGCTACAAATATAATTCCATAAGGATTAGTTAACTTACCCCCTTCAATTCTTTCACTATTACATTTTGGACATACCATAAACCTTCCTCCCCACATAATCAATTTCATCATATTATTATACAATTATGATTTAATTATAGCATATTTTGTAAATACCGTACTATTCAATTTTCAAAGTTCAAATTTTCTTACTTAGTTCGCAATGATTTCAAATTGTTCTTTAAGTCATTTTTTTATTTTATTATCTAGGATCATTTACGATGATATTAAATAAAAGTATATTTGCTTTAATTATTCTATTAGCTTACACTTTCTAACTTTATTTTAATTTCACTAACGTCTTCTTGAATATCTTCTACCACATTAAACTTTTCAGCTAATTCTGAAATTACTTCTTGATTTTTATTAATTATACTTTGTAACTTTTCCTCTCTAGTTTTACTTTCTTTTCTTGTATCTATTAATAGCCATACGAATAATATTGCCCATGCTCCTTGGCTTACTATAGTTTTAAGTATTTCTACTTCCATCAAATTCACCTCCTTAGTTATTCAATACTTATTTCAATATTCATAGTCATTTCTCTATCTGTTTCTATAATAAATCTATTTTCTTCTTTAGATGATATTCGATAATCCCCAAATCCAAACTTGGCTACACCTATAATATCATAATGTCTTCCTAAATATTCAGAAGGAATGTTTAATATGATCTTATTATCCTTGCTAGTTATATCTTTATAAATATACCTAATATTATCTGTACTATTAGTTTCTAATGTACTAACTTCTGCTACTGTTCTAGTCTCAGTATTGGCATATGTATTTACTATATTAGCATTTTTAATAGCTCCACCATTAAAATTCCAATTTCCATAAGCATTAATTGCACAACCATTACTGTCATCAGTTTCATTAATATATAGTCTTATTAAATTTTGAGTTCCATTTCTATAGCCTATAATTACCCCATTATCTCCACATATCAACAATTTCCCTTCTGTTGTATTATAAATATTGTGGGGACTGTTAGAATCATTAGAAGCTATATTTATATTATTATTTATCCATAAAGGGGAGTTTATTGTCATTCCTTTCTTTTTAACTACACCATTAACAGTTTGTTGACTACTCCAAAGTTCAAAGAAATTATAAAATGTATCTTCGCTTGTCCAACCTTCATTTAAATTCGGCTTTGCAATATGAGAAAATCTTATAAAATCTGAATACTGTGGCATGGCAAATTCAACACCGTTAATATCTCTGTTACTGTCAAAATATGCAATCCCTACTCTTAGCATTTGTTCTTCTTTATTCCAATCTTGAAAAGTAAGTCCTCCTGCATTAAGTGCTACCCATTGTTCTCCTTTTCTGCTTCTTAATTCACCTGTCAATTGAGCTTCCCCATTATCAAGATTAATCCAACTCTCACCATTTAAAGATTTCAGAATTCCTGCATTTATTAACATTGCATTTATGCCTTCACAAGTTAATTCATTAAGAACCAACTTACCATCCATAGTTAATGCTGTATTATATTCACCATAATAACCTGTTGAACTAAAACCTAAACCATTAACATTCCACCTCCAAACCTTAGTAGCATTATTTTTATCAGCCGTATCCATTATTAATATTTCATTCTTATTTACAACTACAAATCCATTTATACCAGCATTTATTAAATCTGTAGCTTCTTCTCTAGCTTGCTGTAAAACATTTTGGAAACTTTCTGGTAACTTATTAATTTCCTTTACTACTTCTGCAAAAGATTCAGGTTTAAATTCTGATAAATCCAAATTAGATAACTCTATCGAGATTACCTTTTGTGTCATTACATTATATTTCTTTCTAATTGCCCTTACAGAAATATTAACATCTAGCTTATCAATAAAAACATTTACCGTATCACCTAAATAACATCTTTCTAATATAGTATAATTTTTATATTCCTCTGTTTTAGATAAATCTTCAAAACTTACTGTATATGTACCTTGTATTTCATCAATATGATTTTCTGTAAATTCTAACTCAGCTCTCCTAATTAACTCTGCCTGTAATTCTTCTAAAGTTTCATATCCAACTTCACCTTCTTCACAATCTTCTTGTAGTTTTACATCTTCATATTTAATAGTTATCGTTCTTACCGTAGCATATTTATCTATATTACTACTCTGTACATATCCATCTATTGTATAACCATTATAAGCTTTTGGCTTTATTCTTGTATAAACACTATCTATACTAGTTTCAGATTCAAATCCACTCATATTTTTAGCGTGTCTTACTTGGAATCCCCTATCTTGTCCTATTTTTTTATTAATAGTAGTTCTATATCCACGCCTTTGAATTTCACCACCCCATCTATCAATAAATGATTGGTCGCAATCAAATAAGCCCTCATATAAACGCATTCCTTGATAATATGCTGTGCTAATTGTTTCTATATCGCTAGAAAATTCTAACTCTCTTGCATAATGCTTATCTTCTTTATATTCATTAGAATTTTCTAACATCCATTGTAAAGCTGAATATCCATTTTGATTTTCTGGTCTTACATCCTCTAATCGTATAGAAAGTTGTTTTTCTATTGTATGTTGCCTAGCAAATACTGTAATATCTCTTGTGTTTTTAGTCGCTTTTACAATATCAAATATTTCATATCCATAATCTAATTTAACTTTTAATATAGCTTCTTCTTCTATGCCTTTCCATATACCTTCATCATCTACAATAAAAACTGCATCTAAAAAATAATCTCCTGTTGATAAATCTTCATCAGTTTCACACGATATACAAATATTATCTAACACAATATCACCAATAGATTTTAATACTTTACTTTTGGGAGTATTCTTATTAAATAAAGCTACTTTTACTTCTTTATTCATTTAACCACACCTCCCCTAAATTAAATACTTCTTGATAACATATAGATACACTAGCAAAACCATTAGAAGTAATTTTTATTTCATTTATTCCTTGTTGTAATTTTAAATATACTCCATTAGATTTGCTATAAATATCCCTTGTTTCATCAATCTTACTTATCATGTATTTATTTTTACCATTTATATAAATACACTCTTTGTTATCTAATCCACTAAAAATCATTTTATTATTTAATGATAAATTATCTATTATTACTAAATTTGCTTTATCATCTTTTAATTTAATACTTATCTCTGGGTATATTTCTACACCTTCAACATTGCTTTTATTATTTATTGTAAATATCTTTTCACTTTGATTTACAGTTGTTTCAATTCCATTATCATCTATGTGAGTGTATATATTGTCTATTACAGTTATATTTTTTACTAATTTACTACTATAAGCATGAGGTGATAATCTAACAACTAAATCTATAAATCCATTATCAGACCACATTAACCTTCTTCTTTTAAAAACTGCATTATAACAATAAAATCCAATTTCAAGGCATCTATAATCCTCTTCAAATAACCATCTATTAATAACATCAATTTCTAATTTGGAAAAATGAGTTATTTTTCCTGTATTCTTATTTATTTTCTTAATTCTTACTGCTTTTTCCACATATTTATTAGTAGTTTTTAATACTTCTCCTTCTATTGAAACAATATTTTCTATAATCAAACTACAATTTAAATCATAAGCCCATTGCTTACTGTCTCTTCCGTTATATTTAAAATACATTTCCTATCTTCTCCTTTCATATTTTTCTAAAAAAATAAGGTAGGAAACGTCTTGTCCTACCTATAAAAATTAGTATATTTAATTGTTACCTTAGTCACATTGTTGCTAACTTCAATGTCATTTTCACCAACACTAAGCTTAGGAAAATTACCTGACATATCTCTAAGCTTATTATTTAAATTCTTATTAAAGCATACCATATACTCGCTATCTATTGTAACTTCATTTTCGACATCTTCTATTGTAGTTACTTCACCATTTATAGATATTTGAAGATCCCCACTTCCATGCAGAGTTATAATTGGTTCAATTGGAAAGTGACCTTGATTAACAAATAACTTTTCATTTTCTAAAAATGTAATCGAAGATGGTGAAATATCTGTCATGAAAGGTTTTACAATAAAATCCATTTGCAATTCTCCATATTTACGTATTTCTTTAGAGATATCTCCAAATATAACCCTCTTAACAATAAAACATCTATCTTGCCTATCATAAAATAATCTACTATCAGTAACATTTAATAGCCAGTCTTCAAAATCATCAATCATACTCCAAAATTTATTACTATCTAATAATCTAAATGTTATAGATATAGTTCTATCCTTATATGTGCCACTTTTAATTATCAAGCTACTATTTCTGCCATCTAATTCTATATTTTCAACAACTTCATTCAAGCGTGGTATAGTAGGATATTCCGCTACACCTAAACCCCAATAACTAGAATAATAACCATTAAAAAATATTTCGTATTCTTTTTGATACAATGTATGCATTGGAATTTTATAATCGTCAATGACATTGTATCTTAATCTTTTTCTACTAGCATAATAACTACTAATATCATTTACTTTTAACATTTTATCACCTACCTTTAACAAAACTATTTATAACTTAATCTAGGACTTCTGTAATCATATTTGTCTAACTCATCCTTAGAAGATGCTACTCCTCTCATAAATACTTTGCCATCTATACTTAAATATAAAGGTCTACTACTATATTTCATAAACATAGCTTCTAATTCTTTATAAAATGGCTCTAAAGGTAATACTGCCTCTGCTTGTCTTCCCCTTCCATTATCTGCATCTCCTACACCTACACCACCTATAATTGTAGGTTTAGTAAATATACCACCAGTACTATACCAATCCACATCAAATTTAGGTATTGAAGGAGGATTCAGCGAGAACTTTCCACTTATATTGAAATGAGGTAATTTAATCTTTGGTAATTCCCAATTAAAATTAAAGAAACCTTTTATTTTATCTATAGCACTTTTTACTGCATCTTTAGCTCCATTTATTTTATCTGTTATTCCTTGCTTTATTTCATTAAATTTATTTAATGCTTTTGATGCCATATCTGATACTCCATTTACTACCCAATCTTTAGCATTTCCAAAAGCTGTTTTTATAGTTTCCCATAAATTAATCCAAAAGTTTCTGAAACCTTCGCACTTATTCCATAATAAAACAAATATAGCTACTACTGCTGTAATACCAGCTATAATCCATGTTATTGGACTTGCTAACCAAGCTAAATTTAACCCTGTTTGTGCAACTGTAGCACCTTCTGTAACTGCTGTTCCTATACCTAGAGCTGTGCTTAAAACACCCCAAGCTGAACTAACTGAAGTTATTAAATTACTTATAAACATTACGCCTTTTAATATTGTATAAGCTCCTACAAGCCCCATCACAACCGTTGTTACCATAGTTATCTTATTCCATGTGTCTTCACCAAATACAATTGTGACAGACTCTTTTAGACTATCTAATATACCTTTTCCTTCATCTAAATTAGCACTAAAATTATCTGCCAATTCTATTACTAAAGGCATATATTGAAGTATTTTTTCAAACAATGGTTGAATTATTTTCTGAGATATGTTTATAACATTATCTTGTATAGTTGATAACATACCACTAAAAGTTTTACTTTGCTTATCCATAGCTCCTTCAGTAGTACTAGCTATACTGTCTAAGGCCTGATTATAAATATCAGCAGTAATTTTACCCTGTGAAGCCATATTTTTAACTTCGGCTACACTAACTCCCATAACTTCTGCCAATCCCTTGAAAATAGGTATACCTCTATCCTGTAATATATTTAAGTCTTCAGTATAGGCAACTTGTGCCATTTGAACTTGAGAGTATTGCCTTACCATTTCTTTCAAACTGTCCTCTTGAATACCAAACGCTGATCCCATATTACCGAATTTAGTTAATTGATCAAAAAGATTTTGCCCCTCATACCCAGCATTATGCAGTTGTTTAGCCATTGCATCAACCCCAGTTTTTGAAAATGGAGTAGTCGCCGCATACTTAGTAATATCATCTAACATTTGTTTAGCTTCTTCTTGCGTTCCTAGAAGAGTAGTCCAAGCAACTTGAGATGTTTCTAAACTTGCATTAGATTTAATACCCAATGCTATCATTCCTGATGCTAATCCTGCTACTGCCGTTGCACCAATTTTAGCCCATTTATCTACAACTTTTAATCCTGATTGAGCCATTTTCCCCAATCCTGAAAATCTACCCGATACGCCATCTGTACTATCTTCTATATTTTCCAAACTATCTCTTGTTTCTTCACTTTGTCTATCTACTTGTTGCAATCCAGACATAACATCATTTATATCTAATTCTATGCTACTACTTAGTCTAAATACATCAGACATTTATTTTCCCTCCTTTCTTTTAAGAACTTATAAATGCACCTTGTTTTTTAAACTTATCTAACAACTTTTTATTCTCTAACTCTGTTTTTACGTAGTCAGTTTTTGCACTTGGTGCTTTTCTAGATTCTTTTATGTAATCTAAATAACTAATTCCTTTACCATCAAATTGCATTAATAAGTTATCAAACAAATATCTTTGGTAAGTCCTAGAATCCATATACTCAATAAAGACACCTTCTATAATAGAAAGTGCCTCCTCTAAATCCATATTAGCAACATATTGATAGCAACCATTTTTAAAAAGTATTCCTAGTAAATCATTTCCTAACTTTTCTACCTGATTGCTAAATTGAAAAAACCCATGACAGTTTTACTTTGTGATATTTTCTTTATCTGATCAATAGTTTCATCTAGTTCTTGTGATTCAATTTCAGAAACATTTTTACCATATATTTTACCTAAACATTTATAAACTTCTTTTTCTGCACTTGGCAATGCTATTACGAAATCATATAAAATATTTGCACCTAATTTACTCATTTCTCTATTACATTCAATATTTACTCTTTCAAATTCTTCTTTAAAATCTTTATTTTCTATAAATATTTTTTCAGTAATTTCTTTCTTTTCGTCTTCAGATAAATTATTGTATTCTTCTAAGCCTACTTCTTTAATTATTAATCTTCTTAATTCTGTAAATTTACTTTCCTTCCTATTATTCAATTCTGTTAGTGTTTCTATAGCATTAGAAATATCTTCTTTTAATCCTAGCTTTTTTATTATTCTTAAAACTTCCATTGCTTCACTTGTAGTTATTTTAACTTCATTATTTTCTATCATATATATCAATCTCCTTTATTATCAAAATTTTAAAATTACTTTATTAATCTTCTAGCCTTCCTTTAACATAGAAGACTAAATTAAATAATTTAAAAAGAGACTAGATGTAAAATCTAATCTCCTTATATTACGATTCCTTCAATGTACATATTTCATATGGAACTTTATTTAAATTTTCTTTATCATAAGCACTTGCAAATTCTAACTTACAGCTACCATCATCAGAACCTTTTGTTTCTAAATATAAGTTACTATTATACGCATTATGCAATATAATAATTTGTGCTTTTTCTGTTGCTTTATTAGTTGCTACCATTACCACATCTTTATAAGAATTAATAACTCCTTCTTCTACTTTATATACATCATATTTAGTTGAGCTATTTTCTTGTTTCTTATATAAAGAAGCTTCTAACAATTTAGAATTTGCTAATCTACCAGTTCCACTAATCTTGCCCTCAGCTCTTACAACTGTTTCATAGCCTTTTACTCTTTTTTCGTTAAATCCTGCTAATTGAGTTGAGAAAATCTCTTTTTCTTCCTCGAAATTAACCCCATCATCTGTTAAAAGTAATAAATTAGTATCTATTAACTTACTTGTAATTTCTGTATCTAACTGAGCTACATCGAAGGAATCTACTAAATATATTAATCCTGAACCAAATGCTGTATTTTTATGTACTGTTTCTGAACTCATTAAAACACTTCCTTTCTTAGTATTTATAAATTTTATAACTTAAAGTAATCATCGACTGTTTATTTTCTAAATCATCAAATGGCATAAAATACACATTACTTCTAATAATCTTAGAACAACAATTTTCTATCCATGAACCACTTAATAATTTATCAAGCTCAACTGCCTTTACTTGTACTTTTATTTTATTCATTAAACTACTAACTACTTCAATTTCTAAAATTATAGAATCTTTATATGCTAAGTCTTCTATATTCTTTAAACTATAATTAATGTAGATATTATTTAAGTAATCTAACTCATTGTCATTTTCATCTGTTGTAGGTAAATAATCCAAATAAACATTATCGCTACAACTAGAAATTACTTTATATAACTCTTCTTGTAATAATTCCATTACTTACCTACCTTTCTTAAATGTTTCTTTAATATTTCTTGTGCTTCAGAACTAAATCCTCGCATAGTTCCTCTCATCCACCCCTTAGATTTATTTCTAAATTCTGTGTAAAGTGCATAATCTAAAGAACTACCAAATGTAATAATATATTTACTTGATGTGTTAGCTTTTTTAAATGTAAGGCTTCTTCTAAGAAAACCTTCCTTAACTGGCGAATTACTTTGTAACTCTGCTGTTCCTGTAATCCCAATTTCATTAATAGCATTCTCACATGCTTCTAAAAACTGTCTTTTTATTTCATCTATGTTATTTATTAATTCTGCCATTCTACATCAACTTCCTTAACTGCATAAATAGAATAATCATCCCATTCAACTCTAGCCTCTATTTCATACGCTTCATTATTGTAAATAAGAATATCTCCAACCTTACATTTAATATCTGCATATATTTCTTTAGTAGACTTTAAATCTTCTCCCCAATTTTTAACTACTTTAGCTTCTGTTAGGGGTTGTACATCTGCAAGAAATAGTTTATCTTTTTTATAGCTCTCTACTATTTGCCCTAAATTATTTTTAGCTTTTGTCTTTATAGTAGTATAAATTTCCTTATCATAAAACCACATTACTACCACCTACCAAACATAAAAATTTTTAGGCTTTGGTAATAATGATTTTACATTGTCACTTAACTTGCCTATACCTGTATTTTTATATGTAACACTTCGAGAACCTTGACTCATAGAAGATATATTAGAAGGCTGTTTTAATTTTTCCCTTTCTTCCTCTATAGCCACCATTATTGCTGATGGAAATTTCTCTTCTATATACACATCATCATATTTATCATTTTTTAAATATACTTGAATAGCTTTTACAACTATAGATTTTATTTGCTCATCTGTTAAATTCATAATCTAACCTCCTACAATTTAAAGTTAGGGTAGGAGATAACCCCTAACCCTTATATAATTCTATCCAACATTTTCTTCTTTTCTTTTTACGAAAATAGCTTCTGATTTAGTTACATCAACACCGTAAACTAATCTTCCTTGTACCGCAGATGCTCCAATAAACTTTCCTGAACCAGATAAATCTTGTAAATGGACTGGTACAGAGAACTCCATAACCCTTGAAGCAAATAATGGATGCCCTGCAATAAATTCTGTAGTAGTTTTCTTACTATCTACTATAGATGTATCCTCAAACATTGTATTTGCCGATTCAAAACAAGCAAATCCACCAATTTGCCCAAATGCACCTTCTGCTACTAATTGTTGAGATATATCTCCTTGTTTAATAAATTCTGGATCTCTTAATAATAACGATTTAGACTCTGGTGCTACAATTAACCATCTACCTTTTACAGGAACACCAGCTCTAGTCATTTTTGCACCAACCTCTAATATAGTTCCATAAATATTAGTCTTAGTTAATGCTGTCTTAACATCTAAAACAGTTGCCTTAGTTTCTAAAGCTTTAATAGAATCTTTATCTACTGTACTTGCTAATGAATATCCAGCAGAATCTAATCTATCAGCCACTATTCCATCTGGAACTGCTAATGCATCATATCCATCAATTATTTCATTAACAGCCTTATCCTTATCAATTGCTAAATCCTTATATGTAGTTGTACCTGTTTCTCCATTTATTCCATTTGCCTTGTCATAATCTTTTACATTTACTTCTCCTCTTACTGGAATTTTAACCTTACCAGCCTTTGGATCACCTTCATAAGTATTGTTAAAGATATAGTTATCTCTAGTAACTAATTCCTTTCTTAATTTTGCTAAAACCATGCTTGAATATCTTTCTTGTAATGTGTGTGCCATAACATACACTCCTTCTTTAAATTAATTATTGTGGGCATTTTATTCTTTATCCCCTATAAGTCAACCTTTTAAAAAAGGGCATAAAAAAAAGACCAAGCTATATATCATTTCAAGCTTAATCTTTAAATTATCGTGGTGTTAAATCGCTATTTCTTTCGTAGAAAGCTTTCTCTACACCTGATAATGCAATACTACCTCCACTAGTTGGTGGAATATATTCATTATTATTTAATATTTCATTAGTTTTTAAATTTATTGAGTTTTTAATAATACTATTAATTTTATCTACATTAGAATTAAATATTTCTTCATCTTCGTTAAACACAAAGTCAACCAATTCAGTACTTAATCCTTTTTCTAAAAGTGATTTAGTGTATTTACCTTTTAATTCAGATATTGTTTTTTCTTTTTCTAATGCTTCAAACTTAGCTTGTAACTCCTTTAACTGTATCGCCTCTTCACTCAATCCTTCATTAGACTTTTTCTTAAGTTCTTCATCAATTAACTTTTGTAAATTGTTACTTTTAAATGTTTCAATTCCTTTACTAACTGCTCTATCTTTCTCGCTAGCATAGTAACCTCTAATTTCCTTATTGTCAGCTATAGCCTTCTTAAAATCTTCTAATGTAATTTCGTTTACATCAAAAGGCTTAATTAAACCTTTTACTTCTTCTTGTTCCTTTAGAGTATCTAACACATCTGTTTCATCCTCTAAACCTTCTATTAACTTTAATAAATCTATTTTTTTCATATAAACTCCTTTCGCCTTTAGAGTTCTCTTCCTCTAAAGTCTATATATTATTTTCTTTTTTCCATGCTTCATAATTTTTATATGAAATATGTTCTTTAGTTTCATTATCCATACGCTTTTTAGGTTTCCATTCTTTCGAAGCTATGGAAACTAAACAACTTCTACATCCTACATGTGTTTTTTCGGGTGGTATTGGTTTATTACTATCATTTATATCATAAACATTTCCATCTAAATCCCTACATATATCACTTGTTTTTTGATCTAGTGTTGCCATAAATAATTGGTATTCTACACCATAATCCTTTGACCATTGTTCGTTCACTTCACTTTGAACTCTAGCAGTTTCATTGGTTATTAATCTTCTAGTATTAAAAGAATTCTGATTAAATCTATTCTTTACCACCTTAGAAATTTCATTTATAGAAGTTTTACCCTCTAAAAAATCCTTAATTTCTTTTTGAAGTATTTTCGATAAATCATTTTTATTGCTCCAAAGCCTATCAGAATAATTCTTGCCCTGTACAGTATCTTTAATAATCCTGTCTAGTGCTTTTGAATTAATCTTTTTTAATGTGAAATCCATACCTAGTGCAAGATTAAAACAATTCATATAAAACTTATCTTCTGCTATCTTCTTCAACAAATTGTCCATTCCTTGTTTTTCTATCTTATTTTGCTCTTTAAAAGTTTCATTTACTTCATTACCTAACCTTTCATTTAATATCTTCTTCTCTTCATTAGATAAATCCATAAATTCATTTGTAACTTTATATTCTAATATGATACTAGCTATGTTTTGTAATAACTTGTCCCTTTGCTCTTTATGTAAAGCAAATAGTTTTTTGATTTCTTTATCTGATAAATTAAAAAGTATTTCATTTATTTTTATAGTGTTATTAACAAACTCAATCTGATTCTTATTCAGCTTCATCTATTCCACCTTCTTTATCAAGATCAATAAATCCTTCCATAGACTTTTTATTTTCCTCATCTATTTTTAACTGCTCTGAAACTGGATTACTTACAGATGCTAACCAACTTCTCTTTGTCTCATTAGATACAACATCATGTGGTATTTTAGATATTCTATCTGCAATCCTATCCTCATCGACTGGAACGTTGGGAGTAAACTTAATCTCAATTAAATTGACATCATATTTCTTCCCCTTAGTCATGGCCAAGTAATTAAACATACATTGTAATCTTATTCTTAAAATATTTTCAAATGCTTTTGCATTATTGCTACATTTACTTTCTAAACTCTGTAATCTACTTCTTAATGCAACACCGGATAAATTACTTTGAAGCTTTTCATTAGAATCTATGTGTGATGTTAATACATACATTAAATCCTTAATATCATTTCGGGTATTCCTTATAAATGCATCATTAATGTTTTTTATCAACCATTCTGCATCAGTTTTACTTTCTCCCTCTCCATTAAGATACATTATTATGTTGCTTCTTAGGATAGGTTCTTTTTTCTTGCCTGTAGGATTTCCTTCTTCATCCAACTCATCCTCTAATGCAATATTAAATACTTTTAAAATAGCATTTCTTATATCCGAAACTTCGCTTGCAGAATCCCCCAAATTTGTTTCAAAAGCATCTTGGAGAGTTTTTATAGTTCTATAGATAGTTTTATCTCCTTCTATATATCCTCTATCATCATTATAGGAATTACCTCCAATCATACCAATTCCAACAGGAACTATCCCAAAGAAATGTGGTGTAGGCTTCGATATTTCTTTAAAACTAGAATCAAAATGATATATGTTGCTATTAGTATACACATCAATATATTCTTTAGTATCGAATTTCTTCTTATATATATGTAAAAAACAAACTGGATCATCATCTTCATCTAAGAACATATAACCATTCAAAGGAGTTACTGTTTTAGATTTAAACTTACCATTTTTTCTATAGTTTATTTCATAGCATACTCCATATTTTATTAATTCAATTCCTAGATTAATATCATAATCAGCTTTATATCCTGATAGTACATAATCAATATCGTTAATGACCTCTCTATTATTATCTTTAGATGTATATGTAATTTTATTTCCAAAAGAATAACTAGCTTCTTCATCCACTAATTTCTGTATAAAGTTTGTTCGTGGCTTTAAATTACTTCTACCAACCATGGGTTTAAAATTAGCTAAACTATCTGTATTTCCATAATAATAAGCATTTATTTTATCATAGTATGGTAGCATTTTAGAGTAAACACCATGACATAACCTTACTAAACCAATTAAACTATTTTCATTCATATCTTCTCTCCTTTCTTATGCATATAAATCTGTTATAGAGCCTATTGTTAAAGTTCCATAACTTTTCTTTATTGTATCAAGTCTATTAACACATTCAGCCGTAATATCTATAGCATCATCATGGACAGTATACTTTTGTCCTTGGAATTCCAGTATTTGATCTCTGAATTCCTTATTATTATCTACAAATATTACTTGTCCATTATTTACTGGATCAACTATAGTACTTATTTTCTCGTCTTTATTTTTACGTTGCATCTCATTTATCCATTCATACCGCTTATTTCTAAGTTTTGGACTCTCTGCAATTAATTCTTTTATTTTAATTACATCTGTTCCTTGGAAAGTATTCTTTTCTATGTAAATATGAGTTATATCATCATAGGATTCTAATATCTTAACTACTTCTTTACAATATTGATTAAATTCAAATTTATCTAATATAAGTTTTCTCATGTATTTAAAACCATTAGACGACATTGAACCTACTACCATAGCTGTAAAGTCCGACTTTTTATTAGTAGTTGAAGCTGAATCAATGCAAAGCATAGTTTTTACAAAAATATGATTTTCAATTTCTTCCTTAGTTTGAGTCCTAACTGACTTAAACCATTTTTCGCCTATACTTGTAGCATCATTCATCAACTCACTCATAAAAGCCTGTCTATTTTCCCAATAAGGAATAGCTAAATCATCAAAACAGTTCCATTTCTCCTCCCAAAGCACCTTAAACTTCATTTCTTCCTTATGTTCTTCATAGAAGTTTTTAGCTGTTTGCTTAGGGTTTTCATCTTTATCATTAAAATAAAGCCTTTTACACTCTATCCATAAATCACTATCAAATATATCTTCTACTGTTTGATTATCTTCTAATATTATGGCTCTTTTTAATAATGTATAATAATCATTGTTTCTACTAAGCCTACTAATCAAACAATTAATATGTAATGTTGTTCCAATAGAAATAATTTTAGTTGCAGATTTTATTTTCTCACCTTTTCTGTAAACTGCCTTATCTCCAACCTGCTCTATTTCTTTAGTCCATTTGTTATAAACTTTCTCTCTAGCATCATCAGTTAAAATATTCTTCTCATCCTGGAAGTCATCTGCTATAACTACTGTTGGTCTAACTCCTTTAAAGTTTGCACCTCTTACAGAAGTTCCTGAACCAACTGCTCTTATATACATACCATTTGTAAACTCAATTTCATTTGAATTTACCGTATATCCCTTTTTCTGAATTAGCTTACCAAAGTTATCTATTATAATCTTATTCTCTGTAAATACTTTCTTTATTGTATCTACAAATTGACTAGCATCATCATCTCTTTTAGCCCCTATTAATGTAAACTTAGATTTCTTATATGCTACAAGCCAAACAGAAATAGCTAAATCAAATATAGTTGTCTTTGCATATCCTCTAGGACATATAATATTAACTTTATCTAATTCATCATTAATAAATACCTTATTGGCTAATTCCCACATTTCATAATGACCTTTACTTAACTCTCTAGCTTCATTAGTATCTTTAACAATAAATATATCTTGTAAGAAATATAAACAGAAAAATGATATATCCTTCTCACCTAATGACTTAGCCAATTTATCTAAATCTTTACTATGTGCTTTAAGAGTCTTTAATGCAATATCACTATTATAATGCTTTGTTAAGTACTTATTTAAAAGATATACCTTAAATTGTAAATTATTAAATTCTTTATTGTCGTAATAAATTATTTCATATCACCTCCTATTTTTAGACATAAAAACCTTATATTTCTTAAACTTATTGATAGTTTTTAATTTTTATTGTAAAATATTACTATCAATCACTTAAGATTGAAATAATGATAAGGGGGTATATTTTTATGGCTGAATTAATTAAACCTGGTACTGATAACAAACCAGCTGGAACATATAAAGAAGTTGGGCCACGTGGTGGAGCTGTTCCAAAGCCTAGAGTCGTAAAAATCGACCAAGGTGATAGACTTCCACCTACTCAAGAAAAAGGTCGTAAATGGGAAAAAGTTTAAATTTATTATTAATATCTCTATATTTCAATTTTCTTTTTCCATATGCAGAAGCACTTACCAAATAAATTAATTTGTATCCAAGCTTCTGCATATCTTTTCTCATTTTCTTCGTACTTAGTAATAAAATGATGCATTCCTATTCTCCTCCTTTTTATTAAATCTAAATATAATCAAAAAAGAACTAGTAAAAACTAGCTCTCTAATTGATTAACATATTTATAAAATGTACTTCTTCCTATACCTAGCATCTTAGCAAAGTTAGTAGCCGACATTTTACCATAATCACCATTTTTAAATTTTTTATATTCTTTAATAAACTCTTCTGGAACTTCTGCTGTAGGCCTTCCGATAGCTTTACCTGTTTTAGTAGATATCTTTTTACCTTCTTTATTAATTGGCATAGCTGAGATCCCTTGATTAATTCTAGCAACTGTTTTTTCTCTTTCTTGTTGAGCCATATGAGCCTTGATAGTAATTACAATATCTATAACCATATCATAAATACTATTATCATTGGCCTTATTCCAATCAGACATATAAGGCATATCTAATGCAACTACTTTAACTCCTTGTAATTTAAGCTGCTTTAATTCCATTATTACATCATCTGCACTTCTTCCAAGTCTATCTAGATCAGTGATAACTAAAATATCATCTCTTCTAAGCTTTTCTTTCAACTTAGAATATTCTGGTCTATTATCAGCTTTTATTGTTCCTGAAATTCTTTCCTCTACCATCTCATCAAATTCAAAGCTGTTATCTTTTGCATATTTTTCTAAAGTATCTTTTTGTCTATCTGTAGTTTGTGAAGCTTTTTGTGTTGAAATTCTCATATATCCAAATATCATGCTAATACCTCTCAGTTATAAAAATATTAGAAAATTTTATGTAGGTTATCGCCCATAATCCAGCTATTCGAATTTTAGAACCTACCCCTATCTATCTCTTAATATCATTATAAACCTAAATTAACATTTTGTCTACAAAAACTATAAAGAATTTCATAGACACTTTTAAGAATATTTTTCCCACATATCACACACTTTATCAACTAATTTTTACCATTTGTATTTGTTCATGAAAATAATTGTTTTTATAGACAGTATTATTGTAGCATTACATCCAACTCAATAACATTATCTTCTTTCACCACATCATTAATTAACTCATCAATGTCAATGTTGTCATCTTCCTTCTTATCTTGTATAGTCTGCTCTACCTTAGTTGTTGTATTACCAAGGATTCTATTTATAAGATACTCATTGGCATCCAGCCTTGTTTTTGCACTCTCATTCTTATCGTTAGCTATCTCTATGATATTATTAATGGCTACACCTAATTTTGATGTTAATAAATTATGAGCCTCTTGTATAATGCCAGTTTCAAAGGCAAGTGAACGTTTCTTCCATTCCGCCTTAAACTCCTCGTTCAGTTTCCACTTATAAATAACCCTCTCAGTACACCCAATTTTCTTAGCTATTTCCTTATTTGTCATAGTTCCAATAACCAAATTTTCAATACATTCTATCTGCTGATTAGTCAACATTTTATCACCTCCTACTATTCATAAATTCATATTAATTATATTATTTTACTACTATATCCTACTTCAACTAAAATTCTATTATCTATATCATTAAATACATCTGCAACAATACTAGTAATAATTCCATGTTTTTCAATATCGAATTCAATCGTTTCTCCTTTATTTTTATTTTCTCCATCTGCATTTCTAAACTAGGCTTTGGACTAGATATTGCTGCATTAAGAAAGCACCACATTTCTGCGATGCTAAAAAGAGAATGATAATTTTATTTAATCCTGCCTTCACTTTGTAGGAGAGTGCCTTAAAAAGACACATTCTAACACGTAGCTATAAAAATTAAAGGAATAGAAAGGAGTGTTAAATGGGACAAGAATTAGCTACGTATTAGAATCTACCTTTTTTAGGAGTAGGAGGCTAAAAAGCCCCCTTTTGAATAAACTAGTAAGAGTTATATTAAACTCTAACTAGCATAGTAAGATTTGAAATTCGCCTTTTTATATTGCGTCGTAATCGAAAACGCTTAAAGATTAAACTCTTACGAGCAGATACTTTGTACCTTTAATCTCAGCAAGTTTTAATTCTGGAGGAATCGGCAAGAAATGCCCTAGACTTGCAACTAGTTTAATGCTTAAAAATTTACAAACTATACAACTATTATTTAAAGTCGAGTTATGCAACGACCTGCAACACTTTCTTTGTGTAACATAGTTACTTCTACTTTTAGAACACTGCTGCAATAGAGGAATAATGCCTCAATTCTATTCTAATTAGAACACCATTCAAGCATCACATCTCATAGCAGAAAAGGTAGTGTAGCGTTTTTAGCGAAACTACCTGTCTAAATGCAAAAAAGAACAGTATTTCTACTGCTCTTAATTAAACATCTTATGCTAATTTTTTATGATAAAACTCTATAGTAATCTTATCATCAAATTCATTTTTATATACAACAGCTAAATCAGAATTACATACTTCACATACTTTTTTACAATTGTTTATATGTTTATTAGCATCAAATTCTAACTTATTAAGAACAACTTCACCAACACCTTTTGCAAACCCATTAATTTCTAATTGATCTGCCGTTATATTTTTAAAGTCAACATTTAAAAACTTGTCTCCAGTAAATAATATGCTTCTAATCACAAAACCACCTCCTTAGATACACATTTCTACATAATTATATAAATTCCTCCTAAAAAGGTAAATTAAATTGTTCTAAATCAATTTTCATATCTTTCCAACTCTTACCTGATGCTAGATAAGCATATCCAACTGCCATTTCTTTAAGCTGCTTTCCTAAAGATATATTAGTGCCAGTCACTTTACTCAACTTCTTCCAAAGATCCTTTTGTTTAATTTCATCTAAAACAGAGCCATTTTCAGTTACATATTGCTTTACAAACTCTCTATATTTATCATTTAATTCTTGTTTAGCCCCACTTAATATTTCATCCATTTCCTTCACTAGCTCCCTTAATCTTTCTACATTAATTTCCATTCTTAACACATCACCTTTCTTAATTTATTTAGAAGCTTGTACACTTCCATGGTAGAGAAGGTAGGACAACATTTTAGTTGGACTACCTTTTTATCTCTTCACCTTCTAATGCAATAACTCTATTAATCCCTTTATTAGCATCAAAAATAATCTTATATAAGAGCCCACATTCAGGACAGCATATAACACCACTATTTAATAAAACAACTTTAACATTACAATATTTGCAATTATAATCATCCTTACTCATCATTCTCACTCCTTTTTTGTGAAGGAAACAACTCTAAACGCACCCTAGGTTTGCCAAGCCTTTACTTCATTCGCCCTTACGTCCTCATTTCATAAATTCTTGTCACCGGTCACCGCCCTAACCTTTGCTTCGGCTGAAGCCTCGCAACTATGTACTACAATAAAAAAAGAAGTTAGATTTTTACTCCAATCTCTTGTATTATCTATCCAATTGTGGTATTATTAAACATAAAGCTAATTTTGGGGTACATTTTCATATATATTATATATATAAAAAAGTACCCCATTTTTCTAAACAACATACTGTCCATTCTTTTCAGCTTTATGATTTTTAAACCATGACTTAATATCAAGATTACTTTTTTTAGAACCTTTGATTTGATCTCTTGTTAATCCACTTTCTAAAATTATATCCTTCATCTTAACTACTCTACCATCTTCAAGACCACCTAAATACTCAAGTAAAATTTGAGGATTAGTCTTTTCTTTTCCTTCAATTGCCTTTCTATCCATCGTTTTAGCCTCACTAAAGCAACTAATAACATCTCTATTCTTAATAACCTTACAGCCAGGGAATAATGCTTCAATCATGTCAATAATAACAGGAGCAGTTTTGAATAGAACGACATTTACTTTATCTTTACAATCATATTGTCTCAACTTAGTTCTATGCACTTCCTGAAAGAACTTAGAAACAATATCAAGCCATTTAAATATATTTATAGCATCTATTCCAAAGCAATATCTAGCATTTTGGGATGGCTCTATTATTTCATCTTTAGAATCTCTACTAGTAAAAAGTAATGCATTAGATAGTGTTTCAATCATATGATTATTGCATCTACATTTATCTAAAATAAAATCAAAGTCACAACAACAACACAGATATTGAATTACATATTCATAATCTGGCATAGTATCCCATCCTAACTGAATCATATTTACTGCTTCACTCATTGCATTGCTTCCTTTGGTGGCTCCAAAATGGAATATATGCCTACTATCTAACTTCATTATATTACTTCTTAAATTTCCCCCACAGTATTCACCAATATTAGAAACTGATTTATATGTAATTGGATATATTTTCCCTTTTAATTCCTTATCCATTAATCTAAGAAACTCAGAACAAGCTTTCTTTAAGTATCTCTTATTATTAAATTCAGTCCTAGTTATTTTGTGCATCATTTTATAATCTATTTTTAAATTCTCATAGGTTCTTGAATTAGGAATATAAAGGTATCTTAAATTATTCTCTAGAGCTAAATACTGAGGATCATATAAACTAGAACCATCAAATATCACTGTTTTAAAACTTTTGAATAATGATTCTTTTAATTCTTTTTTCCCAATAGTACAAATAAATTCTTCACTGCCTTCCCTAACAAATAATCCTCCTTTTGTAAACACTTTATGTATTTGATCTAATTCTCTTAAATATTTTTTACAATATTTGTTAAACAACTTCATGAAATCACTATTATCTTCACAGAAATTTTTCCCGTTATATCTACCTACATATACTCTTCTTTTATAATCTCTTAAATCTTTAACTTCTTCATGCCATATATTTAAAATATCATTCCAATATTCTTGTAACTCAGTCTTATTTATTAGTTCATCATCACTAAATTCAACCTTTGATATATATGTATCTATTTCATTAAGAAGTTTTTTATCTACTTTTATACTATCTAGTATTTCTGGTTTTTCATCAATCATAAGAAGTTTTCTTGGGTGTTTTTCCATCTCTTTAACATCATCTGATTTAATATGCTTGTACCAACTTCCGTAAATTTCTATAGATTCACCCATTTCTCTTAATCTTGCATTAGTCATTAAAATAATAGGATGTTTCATAACTTCATCCCGTTGTTGTTTAATAGGACACCTATATTCATCACAATTTAAACACATTCCGATTTCCTGCTTTGTATATTTAGCTAAACAAACTTCTTCATTCCAGCTTTGAAGTAAATATGTATATTTAGATAGAGCCTTTAGATCTCTTTGTAATTCTCTTAAATCTTCTAGCCTATCACCTACTATTATTATTCCATCATTACTTTTATTATCTTCGTATAGGCTAATGTAATATTTAACTATTAACAATTTAATTGTAGATTTACCAAATCCACAGGGTGCTGGTATAGCCGCTATAACATCTTCTAATGATTTTCCTAATACGACTTTAGCTGTTTCTCTAGCAAAATATAGTTGATCTTTGGTAGCTTTTATACCTCTTTCTAAAAATATGTCTTCAAATTTACTTACAATTATATCAGCTATTTTATTGATTTCTTCTGTATCTTCAACAAAAGCTTCGCTCGTATAACAATCTTTGCATAAATTTATACTCCTACAATTATACTCATTTCCATCGTAATATAAAAAGTTGCCTTTTGAATCTACAACTGTATTTTATACTTAACTTGTGTGCCAAATTTTCATTAAAAAGTCAGCCATCAATATATGGTAAATATGGAAAATGG